TAAGCAAGATGTTAAAAAAGACACCTTCGCAGGATTTAAACTCTGATGAAGAGTTCAGAAGGATTTGGATGGAGATGGATCGTTTAGAACCTCTTACACCAACTCCTATTTGGCATCCTGATAATTATAAGAAACAAGATAGATAAATATTAAAATATAGTGTCTGGATTCAGATGAAATCTTTAAGTAAGTTTATAATAGAGACTCAATCTGGTGGTATTAAGTCTGGTTCTGGTACTGAGGATCCTTGGTTTCCAAATAAGAATGGTAAGAAGAATAGAAAGTCTAATAGCGGCAAGAGTAAGGGTAGTACTAATAAAATTGGTTCTGGAGTTGAGGATAGTGGTGATAGACAAGTTAGATCTGCTGCATCTGATCCAAAATCTTCCAAGATACAAAGAGAGATAGAAGGACAAACAAAAAGAAAAACTAGAGAATTTACTCAGAAATCTGGAGTAACAAAGGGTAACGATCCTGCAAGTATGAACAGAAGATTATCTGCAGAGTTGACAAAACAGCAACAACTAGATAGAGGGTATGGTACTGCTGGTTTTTCTGGAGATAGTAACATGGGTGCTGGTGCTGGTGGAGCATCTGGTAATACCAAACCTTCACCTACCAAACCTGTATCATCTGCAGAAAAGCAGATGTTAAAGAAAACTAGTCGCCAAACTGGTGGAAAAGTTTCTGTTAGTTATGCTGAACCAGTAAGAACCAGAACCGTTAAAAGTGGTCAAGATAAATTATTAGATAAAATATTCTCTCCTAAGGCTAAGAAAGGAGGTTCTAGGATACCTGGAACAGGTTCTAGGATACCTGATCCTAAAAAGGGTGAACTAGGTAAGTTATATAAAACATCTACTAAATCAGATCCAAAAAGAGGAGGTAGTGTAAGAACTACTGATAAGATAAATCAAGAATTAACAGCAAAAAGAGCAGCACGTATAAACCCTAAAACAGGTAAGGCAACAAAGAAAGGTGTTGAGAATTTTGCTATAAACCAACAAACTAAAGGTTTGAGTGCTAAAGGTGATGCTGGAAAGCAAGCCATGGCAAATGCTAAGAAAATTGCTGGTAATGCTCGTAGTAAAGCATATAAGGATATTGCAAATAAGATTAATACTAGTGATTATGCTGGTAAGAGAGCAAAATTAGCAAGCACTAAAGAACTTGATAAGATTGCAAAGAGTATAAAAACCTCAAAGACTATTAATACGGCTGTTGATATTGGTAAAGCATCTAAAGCACCAACTGCTTTTAGTAGATCACTATCACCATCTAAGACTTCACTTAATACTGCAACGAGAAAAGGAAAAGTTACGCCCCTTACTAAAACATCAGGAATTAAATATAAAGCTTCTGATTCTTCTAAGAAGACATTTTCACAATTTAAATCTGCTAGTGGTCAAAAATCTAATTTTGCAAAATTAAAGATTAAACCTGGTAGATTATTAGGAAAGGGATTTGCTGCATGGAATGCGATTGATAATTATAACGCAGCAAAAGGTAGTCCACTTAGGAAACTTGCTAAATCTGCGGTTACAACTGCAGCATATTACAAGGGTGGTACTGCTGGTGCTGCTTTAGGAACTGGTTTTGGTGCTATAACTGGACCTGGTGCATTAGTTACTGGTGGTGCTGGATTTGTTGCTGGTTCTGAAACGGCATCAAATCTTGCAAGTAGAACGTTTAATAAAGTTTGGAAACCACCTACCACCAAGAAAAATAAAAAGGTAGTTGGTGCTGGTGCTGGTACTGGTAATAAAGGATTCACTTGGAAGAGTGGTATTGCATTTGAAAGTGGTAAGAAATAAAATATAAATATTACTGATAGTAGTATTTGTAGAAATGTCTTACAAGAAATTTGAAGATATACAATATCTTTATGAGAATATAGATGGGCAAGAAAGTGATATAGAAGATCTTTCTAATCTTATAGTAGAGCAATTAATATCTGAAGGGTATAGTGAGAATGCTATCTATGCTTTTATGGAAACTGCTGATGAATTTGCATTACAAGAAAAAATAATGCAGTTGGATGAAAAAGATTTAAGTAAAATTAAGAAAGGTATAGACTTATTACGAAGATTTGGTAAAAGTGCAATTACTAGAATTAAAAGAAATACTCCTGTAAATGTTAGAAAAAATATAAATCGAAAAGGAACTGAAGTAAAAGATGCTTTAACTAAGGGAAAAGATAAGGTTGTTAAGACTGTACAAGCTAAGCCAAAGACGTCTTCTGCTGTTGCCCTCTCAGGATTAACTGCATCAGCAATAGCTAGTAGGGAAAAAAATAATAAAGATAAAACTGACGATACTGGAACTAAATCTGGAACATTTAAAGATTCACAAGGTAAGGAGTTTCCAACTACAGACACTATTCGTGGTACAAAACCAGATCCTAATGCAGGTAGATTAACATATTCAACATCTAAAGGACAGGGAAATCAAACAGTAGCTGTTAATCCTAATAGGCAAGGTGGTGAAAAAGCTAAGGAAATACTTGATAAGAAATCTTCTGATGCTAAGATTGATAAGGAAGTAGATAAGTATGTTGCTGATAGAAAAGTACCGATTAATAAAGATTTAACTATTGATAAATCGGAAGAAGGAAAGGCAAAATACGCAGAGAAGGCAGCAGAAAGAACAGCAAAAGAAACTGAGAAAGATATAAAGGTGGATCCACCTAAACCAGTTAAAATGCATTCTCTTGAAAAGAAAAATAGAGCAAGATTTGGTGATGATGCAATTGATAAATTAAAGGCAAAGCAAGTTGACTTTAAGAAGATGCAGAGTAAGGATATGAGTAAGGATGACTTCATTAAGAAGTATCCAAAATCTATTACCGCACAGAAAGCAGCAGGTCTAAGAGATCATTATGATCCTTTTGATATTGTTTTAGGATATCTTGTAGAATCAGAACAAGTTGATTCTATGGATGAAGCATTATACATTATGATGGAAATGGACGCTGAGACCATTCAAGGTATTGTAAGAGACTTTGAGATTCTTTCTGAAGAAGCTGCTGACAAAGAAAAAGATGATCGCCTTGTTAAGTATGGTATAGGACACGATGGATCAGATAGAAAGGCTGGTTCAGGTGGTAGTTCTGATTCTAAGAGACCAAAAGGAAAAACCAATCCTCAAAAAGAAGCTGAGAAGAAGCATGGGAAGGGTAAATCCCCACTTGACGTTGCAAAGGCAAACATTATAGCCAAATATGGTAAAGGTGCTATTGCTCCTTCTAAGAAGAAAAAGAAGTGAAGACTTATCTACAATTTAATGAGAGCATTGGTAAAGCTCTAGTGAAACTAGGAAGTGTTGGGTTGCGTAAACTTCCCAAGTATCTTCCTAAGTTTAAGTCTACAATAAAGAATTTATCTAAACCTAAGTTTGAGAAAACTTTATTAAAGAAAATTGGTAGTGGAAGTGAGCAAACAAGAGAGACTGCAAAGAATCTCTTAGCAAAATCTCAAGTATCTAATCCAAAGAATAGTGGATTTACTTCAACTGTAAAACCTTTAGGTAGTAATACTGCTAGTAGAGTTGATACTGCAACAAAGGATCTTCAATTCCAAGGCAATCTTAAAGGTGCTGAATATAAGCGTAAGATAAGTGGTAAAGGAGATAAAGGTCCTATGGGTGCTGTTGTTGGTAGTAGAGGAAGTGGTAATAGATCATTAAGAAGATCTGGACAAGGAAATAAGATAACTGATTATGAAAAAACTGGTAGGAAACCTACTCCGATGTTTAGGAAAACTAAGTCAGAGTTGAGTAATGTATCTAAAGATCCTGTTACTGGAAAACCTGAACCGCATAAGTGGAATCAAGGTGATCTTTATATGCAATCTGTAGATATTAAACAAAGCAAAACACATTCTCGTGCTATAAGAGATAAGTTAAAGACGCAACAAAAACGTGAAGCATCTATTAAAAAGGGTGGTAAGGGAATGGAAAAAGAAATAGAAGCGATGAAAAGAAGATTATCTGGTAACTGATTTCTTAACTAATGCCACACCTTCCACAACTCTTGTTGTGGTTCCAGTTGGACTGTTTAATAATAGATCCCAAAAATATTTGCCTGGTTTTAGAGTAGATGTTACTGATTTCAACATTTCTATACTAACTCTTCCTGTTTCTGGATCACTAGCAAATTGAATTAAGAAATCTGCTGTCTTTGTAGAAGATTCATATCTTTTTAGTTGAGCACAACCACTATAGTTTGCTAGATTCATTAAGGTATTTGCCTGAGTATCTTCTAGTACAAAAGTTTGTGCAAAATCTGTTCCAGTATATATTGTTATGTTTGTTGTAAAAACTGCTTGCATGTTATTAATCCAATGCTGTTAGGAATGGTTGAATCCAATCTTCTTGATTGTTTGTAACAGTAATAACTGTTATATTTTTTGCGGTTAATTTTTCAATAAACGCATCGTAAGATGCTTGAATAGATGAGGTTCCACCATCAATGAATAGAGCAATCTTAGATCCACTAGGTAAACTATCTATATCGCATATAGTATACCAGTCAGAAGTGTTTGCAGTATTTCCATTATCTATGTTTACCTGAACAGGTCCAAATGTTTTTCCACTAGCAGTTTGACCTGCATTTTCAGAAGTATCATATATTTCTACTTTACCTGATGTTGCTAATATTGTTCCTGTGCTAGATCCACTTCTTATTTCAATTTGAAATGCTTCGGTTCCTTCTGTGGATCTATCACCTACAATAGTTCGGGAGATAGAACCAACACCACTAGTATTGATACCAACAGAACCAGTTAAGGTGTTATCAGTAAATTCTCCAGCAGCAACAGTACCAGTTACCTGTTTTGTTGAGTAATATAATGTACCAGTTGAACCAATACCGATTGAGTCAGTAGTTACTGTAAAACTGACTGTACCTCTTTCATTAACTACTATTGAAGATTGTGTTATTTCTGTTGCCATGTTAAATTAGAGGAGAAGTATTTACAGTAGTCTCTGATATAAAATTGTCAGGAGCACTTAGGGTATCATAATTTGTATTTGCTACTACGTTACCAAAACCAGATGATGTGGGTTGTAAGAGATAGAATAATCGATTTGGATATGTTCCTCTAAAGGTATACCATTTATCTGACATCGTAGTAATTCCAACATTAGAATCTGGGATGACAGCAATACAAAGTCTTTGAGCACTATTAGGTAATGAGAATGAACATCCAGTTGAGATACCTGCTCTTACTAATACACTACCTTCTAAAACAATTTCTTTGTTTCCACCAGGTTTAGTTACCATCACATCATAAACGTAACGACCTTGTTTTAAATTTGATGTAATCCAACTTGGAATTGATAAATTTATTTTACCAAATGCTCTATTAGGAAACCCAACTGTAAAATTGATTGCAGTTGAACTATCTGGATGCTTTCTTATTTGTGCTTTGGCGAAATAGTTGGTTAGGTTTATAGTATTTCCACCAGTTTCAATCAGGTCAAAATCTTGATCAAAATCTTCACCACTATTAATTGTAAGATTATTTACATATACAACTGCCATTTTTTAGTGCATATCCATCTTAGCTATTTATCATATATAAGTATGAGATGAATAAAAATTATGAAATGGAAGGAGATTATGAAAATCCCTGGTACTACAAAGGTACAGCTTTCACTTCTGACGATATTGGCGATTTCTTCGGTTTCGTCTACTGCATTACTAATATCAAGTCGGGTAAACAATATATCGGAAGAAAGTATTTCCAACAAAAACGTAAGCCTAGAGGTGGTAAGAGACGGGTTACGTCTGAGAGTGACTGGAAAAAATACTATGGAAGCTCTGACGAGCTTAGTGCAGATAGAAAGTTACTTGGAAACGCAGCGTTCAAACGAGAGATCTTATCCCTCCATACCAGACTCGGAGATGTAAACTACGAGGAAACAAAACAGTTATTTCTTAATAATGTGTTGCAAGAATCACTTGACAACGGAGAACCTGCATACTACAATAGCAACATCCTTGGAAGGTATATGAAAAAAGATTATGGATCTTTTGGAAAAAACACTAAAGAATAGTTACGATTATGCGATTCATCGTATGGATGTGTTGTCTAAGTTGGGAACTATTGAAGATATAGAAGA